GCCAAGATGTCAGCAGACTTTAGTCCGATCAAACTCATGCGCGGCCTAAACATTAGTCCTAACATGACAGGCACAGTATCAGCGGTATGGGAATTACGTCTAGCCGAGTTTAACGAAGTATTGGAAGGTACAGACCCTGACTTGGTTGAAGGCTACAGTCACCTTAATAAAAATCAATTAAAACAGTGCGTTAAGTTCTGCGAAACAGTGATCAATGACTGTAACAGTTATATACAGTTGAAAAAAGTAGAACGCAAACCACGTGCCAAGAAAACCATCAGCCCAGAACGACTCACTCGCGGTTTCAAGTTCATGCGTGAGTTTCCAGAACTCAAACTCAAATCAGAACCAGTGACCAAGTTAGTTAATGCCAGCGAGGCATGGTTGTATGACACAGCTAAACGTAAACTTGTCCATGTTATGGCGGATAGTCATATTGGAACCTTTACAATTAAAGGCAGTGCTATTGTGGGATTTGATGCTCAGACAACTGTACAAAAAACACTCCGTAAACCAGCTGAACAAATCAAAGCAGTTACCGGTGGTGGCAAACCAGCGGCTCGTAAAGCATTTGGCGAAATCAAAGCCACAGAAACCAAGTTTAACGGACGTGGTAACGATAACTTGATTATACTTTGGGCTTGGTAAACTACTAAATACAGGGAACACGGAGTTCCCTAATGACACAAGCCACACAATCACTATCCAGCCTAGAAACACTCAAACAACAACTGTTTGATTATGTACGCCTGACCATTGGCGATCAAATTGTGGATCTTGAACTGGATGCTGAACACTACGAAGCGGCTTATCAACGCACCATTGGTGTATATCGTCAACGGGCACAAAACGCCTATGAAGAAAGCTATACTTTTATGGAGTTGGTGGCCAACGTAAACATTTACGATTTGCCACAAGAAGTCATTACTGTACGTCAGATTTTTCGCAGAACATTTGGTGATAGTACTGGCCCGTTTGCGTCAAACTTTGACCCATTCAGTCAGGCCAGTATGAACGTGTACCTGATGAACTTCAACGTAGCAGGTGGACTGGCCACTTATGATTTCTATAGCCAGTATGTAGAACTTGCTGGACGTATGTTTGGTGCCTACATGAACTATACTTGGAATCCGGTAACTAAGAAATTACAGTTAATCCGTGATCCAAAGGGCACTGGCGAAAATGTATTACTTTGGACCTACAATTTAAAACCCGAATTCAATTTGTTACAAGACTTTCAAATACAACAGTGGATTAGAGATTACATGGTTGCCGCTTGTAAAATGATCATTGGCGAAGCACGTGAAAAGTTTGGCACCATTGCTGGCCCACAGGGCGGCGGTACCCTAAACGGTGCGGCCATGAAAGGCGAAGCCCAGACTCAAATGGACAAGTGCATCGAAGACCTCAAAAACTACGTAGACGGCAGTCAGCCAATTACTTTTGTTATTGGCTAACACTCACTAGACTTTGTTCTAAAATCATGCTATACTCTTAGCATGAGCTCATTAATGATTGACATAGAAGGTTTAGGAACAGGTCCTGATGCAACCATTTTGACCATTGCGGCTCAAAGTTTTGATCCGTTTGGTCGGGGCTATTATGATCGTTGCTACTATGCCCGCATCACGCTAGAAAGTCAAGAAAACCGTAGCATACAACAAGACACCATAGACTGGTGGGCCACTCAACCTGAAGCACAAGCAGAAGCATTCATGGAGGAAGGCCGCGTAGATCTTGACCAGGCACTGGATAGTCTATACAAACTGGCTTGGCAACATAAATTCATTTGGGCAAATGGTCCAACTTACGACATGAACATACTCGAACATGCCTACAAGAGCTATGGCAAGAGCTTGCCTTGGCAGTTTTATAATGTTCGTGATGCCAGAACCATCTACAGCCTATGGCCCGAGCTACCCAAGCCACCAACTAGTCATCATGCACTTGAAGATTGTCGTAGACAAATTGACATGTTGCAAGACACGCTACGACATTTGAATGTAAAGGAAATTAGATGATTATTGGTATTGCTGGCTTCCAGGGTTCAGGCAAGGACACTATTGCAGACTACTTACAAAACATCTACGGATTTAAACGCGACAGTTTTGCTGCTACACTTAAAGACGCTGTGGCCGCTGTGTTTGGGTGGGACCGCGAGCTACTAGAAGGACGTACCACCGAGTCAAGAACTTGGCGTGAACAAGTGGATCCGTGGTGGTCTGAGCGATTGGCTATGCCTAACTTAACTCCTCGGTTGGTACTACAAAAATGGGGTACAGAAGTTGCCCGCAAAAGCTGGCATGACGATACGTGGATTGCCAGTCTTGAAAACAAATTAAATCGAGCACATAACGATATTGTTATCACCGACGTTCGATTTCCTAATGAAATTCAAGCAGTGCGTAACGCAGGTGGTATTGTTATCCGGGTAGTACGTGGTCCAGAACCTTACTGGTTTGAATCGGCTATAGCCGCAAATCAACAGGTACAATCCGCTGTAGCCTATATGCAGGCCCAAAATATCCATCCTAGTGAATGGGCCTGGATTGGCACCAAGTTTGATGCTGTTATTGACAACAATGCAAATGGGCTTGACCCACTGTTTGCCCAAGTTAAAGATCTGGTTCTAAATCTCCAAGCCGCCAAGGCAAATCAACCTTAGGAATTTCTACAGCACAGTTTTGACACACAGTTTTTAAGTTACGAGTAGAATTATTATTTAGATTTCCATCCACATGATAAACCAGTAACTGAACACTATATCTTGATTTGAACCCACAACGATCACAGGTGGGTTTTTTCTTATATCCAGCGGTTTTCCATCTAGGGTCGGGTACCTTAATTTTTTTGTTTCGGCTAATACAACTTCCGCAACGACTGCGATAATATATTTTACCATTGCGATAACAGTTTATAGCACATAATCTTTGATTGCAGGCTGTACAAATGGGTCTTGTCATGCTATTATTTACCCTAGACCTTACCGTAAGGCCACTAATAACCACTTCTTTTTGACTTTTTCTATAAATATTCATAACTAGAAAAAGGAATTACCATGGCACTAACATCACCTGGCGTAGAAATTATTATCAATGACGAAAGTCAATATATTCCTGCCGCAACCAATTCGGTACCATATATTTTATTGGCCACCGCACAGAATAAAATTTCTGGTGCAGGCGTAGGTGTTGCCGCAGGCACACTTAAAGCTAATGCTAACAGAGTTTATTTGATCTCAAGTCAACGAGATCTAAGCGCCACTTACGGCGTTCCTTTCTTTTATAAAACCACAGCTGGTACACCAATCAACGGTTACGAGCTGAATGAATATGGCCTATTGGCAGCTTACAGTGCCTTGGGCGTTAGCAATCGTTGTTATGTACAACGTGTGGACATTGACCTAGCTGAACTTACTGCTACCTTGGTTCGCCCAACTGGTGCTCCTAACAATGGTGATTATTGGTTTGATATTGCAAATACTGTTTGGGGATTGTTTGAGTGGAGTCAAGTAACCGGTGCATTTACAAATAAATCACCAATGGTTATCAACGACACAGACATGCTTGAAAGTGCATCTACTGTTCCTTTGCAAAGTGTTGGTAGCATTGGCGACTACGCTGTAGTTACTGCAACCTCAGCAACAACACATAATCCTGTGTATTACAAACGTAATGGCCCCACCAATGCTCAAGCTCCAGGTTGGGATCAAGATGGTGCAACACCCAACGAACTTTACAATACCTGGGTTTGGGTTGGCAGCGACGAATGGAAAACAGCATGGCCTACACTTACAGCTAGCAACACTTCAACTACATTGACCGCTGGGTATTCTTTAATAATCAACGGCACAACTGTAGCAGTTGGTGATGGCTCGACAGCCAACACAACTTTAGGATTTGCTCAAGCAATTAACCAAGCCGGCATCTCTGGTGTGTATGCAGCCTATATAGGAAACAAACTTCAGTTATACGCTGACAGTACCACAACCATTGGTGACAGCACCGACGTTGGCGGCGGCATTAACATTCAAGCTGGCACTGGCACTTTGTTGGCCACATTTGGTATCACTGCTGGAGAGTACAATGCTCCTACATATTTGCCAGCCTACAGCTACGATGCACCAAGATGGAAAGCAGGTCAACCTGTTCCAGCACCCACTGGTTCTGTTTGGCAAAAAATGAACAACGTTAACTTGGGTGTTAATTTTGTTCTTAAAAAATACAACAGTACACTGGGTGCATTTGTACAACAGGCCTGCCCTTGCTATGCTACCACTACAGATGCAATCTATGCCTTGGACCCAAGTGGCGGCGGTGGTAATATTCCAGCTGGCACCACTTTTGGTCGTTGGAATGCATTATACAGTACTCCTAATCCTGATTCAGCCATTGAGATTTATGAAAAATATGCTGCAGGTCCAACAATTGTAACTGGTACTACAGTAGATCCTGTATTCACAAATGGACAAACTTTTAATATTCTTGCAACTCAGCCAGGAACCACTGCTCTCGCAACTGCCACAGTCACAATAGTTGGCACAACTGCAGCCGATTATTGTTCAGCTGTGAGTGCTGCAGGTGTGCCGTATGTTACTGCTGATGTAAACAGTGCCGGCCAAATTGTGTATACTCACAGTGCAGGTGGCACAATAACAATAACAGGAACTGCTCCTGGTACCGCTTCATACATAGCCGGCTTTATTGTTGATGTAACTGAGTTTTGCCGCCCTGGAGCACCAAATCAAGTGTTCATGAGTTATTTTGTTGGGCCTCCAACATTTACCTACACAGCCAGCATCAACGAACCAGACCAAGATCCAGCCAGCGGTCGTTATTGGTATTACAGTGCTACTAACCAAGCAGATATTATGATTCAAAACAATGGTGTTTGGCGTGGTTATCAAACTGTGACCAACGATGTACGTGGAGATAACTTGTCAGCCACCAATGCCACTGGTCCTATATTCAGTGCCACAGCACCTGCTACACAAAACGATAGTTCGTTAAGTCCGTTGGTGTATGGAGATCTTTGGATTGATACCAGTGATTTAGAAAACTATCCAGTGATCTATCGCTGGACCAATGTTGAAGGTGTACCACAGTGGATTCAAATTGACAACACTGATCAAACTACAGAAAACGGTATTTTATTTGCTGATATTCGTTGGGCTCCTAACGGAACTACCAATCCAATCAGCGACGCAATTCCGCCAATCAGCGGAACTGGTGGATTGTTAACCAGCAACTATCAAGACCTAGACGCACCAGATCCTACACTGTATCCACAGGGTATGTTGTTATGGAATACACGTCGTAGTGGATTCAATGTCAAGACCTTTGAAGTAGATTATTTCAACACTACTACTTTTTCTGTGCCTCCTTACAACTCTGCCACAACTTATGTGTACAACGACTTTGTATTATACGGCGGTGTAATTTATGTTGCCAAAGCAACAACCACAGGTAACTCGCCAACCAATGCTACATATTGGTCAGCAATTGAAACCAATGCTTGGGTCACAGCGTCGGGCAACAAGGCCGATGGCAGTCCATACATGGGTCGCCAGGCACAACGTGAGTTGATTGTGGCAGCACTCAAGGAAGGTATTGATACTAGCACAAGTATTCGTGAAGAACAACGTGTGTTTAATTTGATGGCTTGCCCACAATATCCAGAACTTACTTCCAACATGGTTGCACTCAACAACGAGCGTAACGATACAGCATTTGTGATTGCAGATACTCCGTTACGTTTGGCACCTACCGAAGTGCCAGCCTGGGCCACAAACAACAGTGGTTTAGGCTTGCCAGCTCAAGATGGATTAAATGTAGGCAGTGTTTATGCTGGTACATTCTATCCAAGTTGCCAAACTACAGATTTAAGTGGTAGCGTAGTGGTACAACCCCCAAGTCACATGATGGTTCGTACAATTATTCGCAGTGACGAAGTTAGTTATCCATGGCTAGCACCAGCTGGTACACGCCGTGGTGTAGTTGATAACGCCCAACAAATTGGTTATGTCAATGCTGTAACTGGCGAATTTGAAAGCCTGGGTGTAAATCAAGGACTGCGTGATGTGTTGTACGAAAATCGTATCAACCCAATTACGTTTGTTCCTGGTGTAGGTATCACTAACTTTGGTAACAAGACCGTGACCACAATCGACTCAGCGTTGAATCGTATCAACGTGGCACGTTTGGTAGCATTTATTCGTGGCAGACTTGAGACTATTGCCAAACAGTTTTTGTTTGAGCCTAATGATCAAATCACACGCAATGAAATTACCAACGTTATCACTACCATGATGATTGATTTAGTGGCCAAACGCGGTATTTACGATTACCTGGTTGTTTGCGATTTAACCAACAACACACCAGCTCGTATTGACCGTAACGAATTGTATGTAGACATTGCAATTGAACCAGTCAAAGCAGTTGAATTCATCTACATTCCAGTTCGTATTAAGAATACTGGAGAGATTGCTAGCCAATCAGTATAAGGATACAGGGGGTAATTTTTACCCCCTCCAGAACTCATAAATAACAGTATATAGGAGAATAACAAATGGCCGTTTCATCACTAAGCAGAATGACAGTGCCCTTGGCAAGTGACCAAAGTTCACCAGTTCAAGGCTTGCTCATGCCTAAACTCAAGTATCGCTTTAGAGTGATATTTGAAAACTTTGGTGTTAGCACACCTCGTACAGAATTAACCAAACAGGTCATTGATTTTACTCGTCCTAGTGTGACATTTGCTGACATTGATATTCCTATCTACAACAGTACAATTAAACTGGCTGGCAAATACAGCTGGGAAAATATTACCTGCAACGTTCGTGATGATGCAGGCGGTAATGTTAGTAAGTTAGTTGGCGAACAACTACAGAAGCAATTGGACTTTATGGAAATGAGTTCTGCGGCTGCTGGTGTTGATTACAAGTTCCTTACACGCTTTGAAGTTCTTGATGGCGGTAACGGTGCCAACGAACCAATTGCATTGGAAACTTGGGAAATTTATGGTTGCTACTTGCAAAGTGTCAACTACAACGACATGAACTATGGTTCTAGCGAAGCTGCTACTATTAGTATGGTCATGCGATTTGACAACGCTATCCAAACTCCAGCTGGTTCTGGTGTTGGTGCTGTGATTGGTCGTACCTTAGGTGACGTAGCAACCGGCGGAGGCTAAACGCCATGGGGTATTTCGGCGAAGATTTCCTTCAAGGATTCTTTGGAGCCAATGGTCTTAAAGACTATAGTCACGCTTCCAAAACTTTTCGAACCAACGGCTATGAATTAGCTCCGCGTCAAAAGTTCTTATTCCATGTTTTCTTTAACATAAACACTGGTCAGATTCCGGCCCTGGCCAATGTGTTTGGCAATGGCGACATAGCCACTGTGGGCATGATGGTCAAGACTGTGCAGTTGCCCAGTTATCAAATTGAAGTGGCCACAATGAACCAGTACAACAGAAAGCGTCTGGTTCAAACCAAAATAAATTATAATCCCATACAGGTTGTTTTTAACGATGATCAAGGCGACTTGATTCGCAACATGTGGTACAACTACTACAGTTACTACTACAAAGATCCCACACAAAATTATGAAAATACTGCGGCCATCAACGGCAGTATTGGCAATCTACAAACCTTACAAAATGGATTTGGCTACAACACCCGAGACACCTACAGCAACAGTCGTCAAGTCAATGACTGGGGCTACATTGGTGAAGGCAGTTACCAAGACAGCAGTGCGTTCACAGGCCAAAATCAAGACAAGCCACCGTTCTTTAGAGACATCAAAATTTACGGACTCAGTCAAAAGAAATTTGCCAGTTACGTGTTGATCAATCCCATGATTGAAAGTTGGGCACACGATACCTATGATTACAGTCAAGGTGCTGGTGTTATGACACATACTGTGGGCATCAAATACGAAACAGTCAAATATTATTCTGGTGCTGTGGGTGGAGAAACTCCAAGCAGTACCGTGGTTGGATTCGCTGATCCAGATCACTATGACACCGTCAAGAGTGCATTGGCCCGCCCAGGTGCTACCGCAAGTGTATTTGGACAAGGCGGACTTATCGATGCCGGCATTGGTACCTTAGAAGATCTCAATGCCTTGGCTACTGGCCGTGGTGGCTTACAAAATATTATTGGTGCTGTACAAAAAGCCGGCACCGCCTACAACACATTCAAAGGCAAAGACATTGCCAGTATTGCCAATCAAGAAGCAAAACAAGCTAGCAAACAAATACTACAGGCATCATTGCCTGGAGCCATGCGTCAAGCCATTAATAAAGGCAATGGCACATTTTTCCCCAATGGTCCTAAGGTGTAATTTGTGGGCACAGTCAATTACCCTAATCCGGCCACTGATCAAACCGTAAAAATCTTTGATGAATTTTACACTTATGCGGCCAATGTTCCACAGCTAGAATATGATGCGGTGTATAGTTATCTAGCCTCAGTGTTTGGCACCAAAGAAGCCGCAGGCAATTTCACAGTAACACTATTTAGAATTTCACAGACAAGTGATATTCCAGTCATGACCTTGCTACAAGAAATTCAAGGGCAAAGTCAACCTGAGTTGACCTTGACTTTGGCCTACTATCTCAACGGTCAACGCAGTAAAACCACTCTGTTGGGACTCAATCAAGCCACTCAGCCTAATTTTTACGTGGCTAGAAACGTCAGGGCCTGATTATGCCCAATTTCCGTCAAGGCAATTACCTAGTAAGAAATCCCGGCAAGTATGTGGGCAAAGGCACACCACGCTATCGCTCAGGATGGGAACTCACGTTCATGATGTTTTTAGACAGTAACGACAATGTGCTACAGTGGGCAAGTGAAAGCATCAGCATACCGTATCGTAATCCGCTGACCGGCAAACAAAGTGTGTACATTCCAGATTTTTTAGTAACCTATCGAGGTCGCAACAACACCACTATTGCCGAACTGATTGAAATCAAACCCAAAAAACAAAGTCTACTTGAAAGCAAAGCTACGGATCGCGACCGTGCTATTGTTGCTTTAAATTATGCCAAGTGGGATGCCGCGACTAAATGGTCAAGAAGAAACGGGCTTACTTTTAAAGTTATCAACGAAGATCAAATCTATCATCAGGGCAGTAAGAAATAGTAACCTAATTAATCGGCGGTAAATATGGTATGACCCGCAAATTAGAAGAATTGTTTGATTTTCCAGCCAGTGAGGACAACACTGCTCCTGCCACTGAGCCGACCCGTGCTCAGCTAGCCGAAATAGATGCAACCATAGACAAAATAGATGCAGCTCTGCCCACTGTTCGCGACTTGGAAACTGGTGATCGTGAACTGGATGACCTGGCCAACATGGCCAAAGAAAGCTATGACAATCTTATGGATTTGGGCATGCAAGTTGACAGTAGATATGCCAGTGAAATATTCAATGTTGCTGGCACAATGCTAGGGCATGCTATTACAGCCAAAACTGCCAAGCTCAACAAGAAGTTAAAAATGGTTGATTTACAAATGAAAAAGTTAAAGCTAGATCAAGACGCTGTTAAAAATTCAACAGAAGATCGGCCCGAAACAGCACACGGACAAGTGCTAAGCCGCAACGATTTATTGGAACGCTTGATGACGTCAAGAGACCAAAAAGATGAATCCGCATAAATATTAGATAGGGATACAAATATGAAAAAATTTCAAGAATACCTGGCTGAAAGCCAAAGAACCTACAATTATCGCATCAAAATTGTAGGTGATGTTGCACCTGATTTTGTCAAGGCTTTGGAAGAAAAGCTCGCACAGTTTGACCCAGTCAAAATTGGCAAGCCAAAGTCTACACCGGTGCAATTGAAACCAGCTGACTTTCCCAAGCACAGCAACGATTCAGTGACCAGCATGGACGTAGAGTTCCGCTACCCAGCTATTGAGCCACAGATCAAACAGATTGCTCAATTGCTATTCATGGATCCCAACAGAATTATCATGTTGACTACACCATACGAAGATGGCATGGACAGTGAGCGTGAGCGTTTAGACTCACAGAACAAAGACTTGTTGGATACGGATTATCCTGCTGATACCGCAGAACAAAAGGCCTTGAGTGCCGATTACTCTGCACCCTATGATCAACACGCAGTTCTCAAGAACACATACCGTAGTGAATTCACAGTTGCTGGTGGTAAGACACCTCCTGCTAAAACTACAAATGATTTGCCAATGGGCAACACCAGCCCAATGACCAAAGTAAAACGCCCACCCCGCCCAGCTACTGGTGCAAACCCAAGAGGATAATACAATGACATTTTTTTACGACCTAAACAAAAGATTGGCCCAATTGGCTGACAAACAAGATTCCAAACAGTTGGCCGAAGAAGCCAAAGCTGTAGCTCCCAAAAGCAAATTGATTGAATCAATGGAAGTAGCCGAAGCTGGCTACAGTGCCAAAGCAGGCCGTGCCGGTAAAGACTTGGGCAAGCCAGGCAAGAACTTTGCTAAGATTGCCAAAGGTGCAGCCGAGCGTTATGGATCTAAAGCCGCTGGCGAGCGTGTAGCCGGTGCAGTGCTAAACAAATTACGTCATCCTAAAGAGTCAGTTCAAGAAGGTCACTGCCCTGCCTGCGATTGCTCACCATGCAAGTGTGACAGCATGGAAGAAAGTGCATTACAAGCCTACCTAGGTAATAAAAAATATGGCGACAAAGGAATGAAAGCCTTGCAAAAAGCTGTACGTGAACATGCTGGCAAAGCCAAAATGGATCAGATTCGCAATCGTTATGATAAAATGGATGAAGCCGACTTTGAGGAAGGCACTGCGTTTGGCAATGCAGTACGTAAGGCCAAAGCCGATGGCGTACAAAAAGGCGAAACTATTCGCGTTGGTAGTAAAATTTATCCTGTTAAAGAAGCTGACATGGTTGGCCTTGGCGAAAAGAAAAAAGCCAAACCTGACTATATCGATCTTGACGGCGATGGCAACAAAAAAGAAACAATGAAAAAAGCTGCCAGTGATAAAAAGCGTAGCACAGGCACAGCTTTTGACAAAGAGCATATGGACAAGCTTCGCAAAGAAAAAGAAGCAGAAACACACAGTCGTTATGATGTTCAAGACACTGGCTACAGCAAGCGTTACACTCGCAAGGCAGCGGACACAGACATTGACAAAGACGACGAAGTTAAAAGCAATGAGCCAAAGCGTAAAGGACGTCCAAAAGGACCTGCCAAAGGCCCAGAGCGTACCACTAAACATGCTTACAAGCACAAAGGTGAACGCAAGGTCAAAGAAGATGGCATGCCTATTACCGATCGTGGCGAATATGACGACGAAGCTGGTATGGCCAAAGACTCATTGCACACTATTGTTCGTAATGCCAAAGAACTTGAACGTGCTCTCCGTAGCAATGAAAACTTGCCAGAGTGGGTACAAGAAAAGATTGGCCAGATCAAAGGCATGATGACTAGTGTTACAGATTATATTATCAGTACACACGAACGTGATGCAGAACAACACATGGAACCTATGGCAGAAAAAGCAGTAAGCCAAGCTCAACGCAGAGCAGCCGGTATTGCACATGCGGCACAGAAGGGCGAAATTCCTAAGAGCCGGTTACGTGGAGCCAGCAAAGAAATGGCCAAAATGCCTCAAGGTGAGCTACACAAATTTGCTGCAACCAAAGAAAAAGGCCTGCCTAACAAAGTAAAAGAAGGTGGCAAACCAGACTTCTTAGATCTAGATAAGGACGGCAACAAATCCGAGCCAATGAAAAAAGCAGCCAAAGAAAAAGAAGAAAAAGTTGACGAAACAACAGTGTCAGGAAGTGTAGCCACTGCACCAGCCGCTTCTAAAGCCAGCAAAGGCATGCAGTTTGGCAAAGGTGTATACGAAGGATTCAACAACCGAGTTGAATCAATGATCACCGAAGGCATGAGCATAAACATCAGTGTTGATGAGCAAGGTAAAAAATCTATCAGCGTAAACGCTACTGAGCAAGATGCGGAAGCCCTAGCAGACTTGTTAAAAATGGCTGGCCTAGGCAACGGACAGAAACAACAAGTATGTTCAGCCTGTGGCAGTGCTGATTGCGGTTGCGAAGAAGAGTTGGATGAAAATAGTCCCGACTATCCAACCAATACAGAAACAAGTGATGATGCACTACAATATTCAGGTGGCCTAAACGGTCCCAAGAGTACCGGACAAACAACCATTCCGGTTGTGGCCAGTCAACTGCGTCGTCAAGTATCAATGGAAGAATCAGTTGAACTTGAACGCAGTCTGTTCAAGACCTGGAAAAATTATAAAGGTTAATTAAAATGGCTACTCAAGTAATCAAGGACACAGCAGGTAATGTATTATGGACCACAGATAAAGCTGAAATCAATTCTGAAAGTAACAATGTGACTTATCAGATATTTGCTACTGCCTTGGGTACAGCCAATGCTGTGGGTAATCTATATGCCAATGCGGTATCGGTGCCTAACGGAACCATAAAAGACATCTATGTAGGTGCCGGCAACTATTTGATCATGACCGGAACCAACTTTACGGTCCGCGCCCTGGGCACACAAAGTTCAGCACAACACAGCGTATTCAACTCCTCGGGAGTTTAACTATGCGAGCTCGAGAGTTTGTTGCTGAGGATCGCAAGGGTAAAATTCCTGGCGGCTACGACAATGCAATGCCAGGTGCATATCGTATGCGAGACAACGGCGGATACGATCGTACAAATCATCTAAATCGTGTCATGATGGCAGCTGCTTGCCATGATGGCAAAACAAAAAATGCAATACCTAGAGATCAAATGGACCCTGCATCGTGGGTTGAAAAATATAATACAGCACATCCTTATACCAAAGAAGAAGATAACATGATTCACGGTGCTTTGAAGACAATTGGTGCTGATTCAAAGAATGTTGTGCCAGACCACCGTAGTGTGGAACATCCAGATACACATAAGGTAAGTCCAGTAAAAGGATTTGCAGGCTACCCAAGATGAGAGCTCGAGAGTTTATTACTGAAGAACAAAAATTACCGCCCGATCAAGGTGATCCACTACGCCAAACTTTTATACTTCCGGGATTGAGTTCGGATCAGCCATATCAAATTTATAGATTTGGCGTGGCAATGGCCCGTGCTAGAAGCGATGCAGTCAAAGATGAGTTAAATCCTTATATATTGCCCTGGAACAAAAAAGAAGTGTTTGGAAATCATGCTGTGGTAGCTGGTATGAACAACACAGTAGATCCCATTATAGATCAAGCATTACAAATGACCGACACTCCGGGTGGAAAAAAATTAATTGGTACAGGTCACAGTGAGGAACCTCTTAACACTGATACAACCAGTCCTGTAAAAGGCTTCAAGGGTTATCCAAGATGAAAAAATTACTCTTAGTATTAATCTTTACTCCACTCGCGGCCCTGGCACAGATCAACACTCAATGTCCACAGTTTACAGCGAACGGCACACCCGAATATCAAGCTCAACCCGGTGATCAAGAGATCTGCCATAAGAATTATGCTGTGATCCATCGCTGTAGTGTCAAGGCACCTGTGGCCGTGTTTGAACATTTGACCATGGCCGCAATGACTGGTCCTGCCAAACGCAAAGATAACTTCCGCCCAGATCCAGCAGTATTTCCACAATGCAGTGCTACTCTAGCTGACTATGCTACAGTGGGTCGCACACACGACCGCGGACACATGGCTCCTGCAGGCAACAACACACAAAACGATGACATCATGTCAGAGTCATTTTTCCTAAGCAATATGGTAGCACAAGTGGCCAACAACAATCGCGGCATTTGGAAACAGTTAGAAACTTGGGAGCGTCAGTGGGCCACAGCTCCTGGCACAGACTTTTACATCATCTCAGGTGGTATTTACGATCCTGGACATCCTGTTGTGGGCAACGGTCTGGGTATCCCAACACGCCTATACAAGATCATCATTGAAAAGAACAGTCGTAACGTTCAAGCATATCTAATGCCAAATACCGCACTGCCGGTGGCAGATTTACCCAAGTATCAAGTACCTATGGCAACAGTAGAGCAAGCAACTGGTATGCGTTTTAATTTAGGTCCGTAACCAAAACAGCCATAATTACAGTATGGCACAATTTAAAATAACTGATAACCCCACATTTTGTTCTGCACCTTGGACAGGCCTAAACATTGATCAAGAAGGTAACACGTCGTGTTGTTTTATGATGACCCGGCCTATAGGAAATATCAAATCTCAGCCCATTGACAAAATACTCAATGGACCAATGCATATTGAAATCAAACAGGCCATGGCTCAGGGGCAGTGGCATCCGCACTGTCAACGATGTCAACATTTTGAATCAATTGATGGTACCAGTGCAAGAACTCGTCGTCGATGTAATCAAGAATCATTAGACAAGATCAACAATGATTTTGATTGGTTTGAGCCTCAGCATGTATCAATTAACTGGAGTAACCTGTGTAATTTAACCTGCACCTATTGTAATCCTCAAACCAGTACCGCCTGGCAAGCGGCCAAAAAACTTCCCATAACACACATAAAAAATGAACATGACAGTTTGATAAAGCTGGCCAGGAATCAAGGAAAAAAACTGCAAGGCCTATGTCTTGGCGGCGGCGAACCACTTTTACAACCTGGACTGTTGGAATTTCTCAATGAGTTAGACCCTAACCAAGTTAATGTAATGGTTACCACAAATCTCAGTATTGATTTAACCAAAAATAAAATTTATCAAGAATTAAAAACCTGGCCCACAGTAGAATGGCAAATTAGTTTTGATAATTGTAATAAACAAAAATTTGAATATGTTAGGCACGGAGCCAACTGGGAACAATTTGTTGACAACGTAAAAATTTTACAACAAGATCAACAGCGAGTAATGGCACATCCAGCATACTCAATTTATTGTGCATTTGATTTAAAAGAATATTATGAATTTTGTAAACAACACAATTTAGAAATCTTTTGGTGCGATGTAACTCATCCTTGGTCCTTGGATGTTTGTCGACTTCCTAAACCGTTAAGAGATCTTGCCATTGCTGAGATTGACTATGTAGTCAAAAACTACGCTAATGCTCCTGGATCGTTTAATATTTTGCTACAATATCGCAAAAGATTGTTAGATGATACGTTTACAGCTCCTAAAGTAGGGCCAATAGAATGGCATACGCAGATAGAAAAAGAGTTAAATAAGACCACAACATTTGAACAGTTATGGCCAGCCCTTGTAGAACAGTTAAGGAGTTAGTGTGGCACAAGACGCATCGACATTAGTTAAAGCACCCTATCGTCGCCAGCATTGGACCGACCAGCAGTTGGCTGAGTTCATGGCCTGTGCTGATCCTGTAACAGGACCACAATACTTCATGGATCATTTCTTCCACATACAACATCCTACCAAAGGAAAGATGCTGTATCATCCGTTTGACTATCAAAAACGTCTAATAGACACTTACCACAATTATCGTTATAGTATATCCATGATGCCGCGACAGACTGGTAAGAGTACAAGTGCCGCTGGATATTTGTTGTGGATGGCCATGTTCCGTCCAGACTCTACTATCCTTATTGCCGCACACAAATACACAGGCTCACAAGAGATCATGCAACGTATTCGCTATGCTTATGAACTGTGTCCAGATCATATTCGAGCAGGTGTTACAAGTTACAACAAAGGTAACTTGGATTTTGAAAACGGTAGTCGAATAGTTTCAACCACAACCACAGAAAATACCGGTCGTGGTATGAGTATAACCTTACTTTACGCTGACGAGTTTGCATTTGTTCGGCCCACCATTGCCAAAGAATTTTGGACCAGTATCAGCCCTACCTTGGCCACTGGTGGTAAGGCAATTATTACTAGTACACCAAACTCAGACGAAGATCAGTTTGCGTTATTATGGAAAGGTGCCAACAAATGCGAGGATGAGTTTGGCAATCCTACTCAGCTGGGCATCAATGGATTTAGAGCCTATCGCAGTTATTGGAATGAACATCCAGACCGTGACGAAAAGTGGGCCGCAGAACAGCGAGCACAGCTAGGCGATGATCGTTTTCGTAGAGAGATGGGTTGCGAGTTTATTATCAACGACGAAACACTTATTGCTCCGGCCAAACTAATAGAATTACAAGGGCACGAGCCCATGTATAAAACTGGACAAGTGCGTTGGTATCAACATCCCAAAGCTGATAGAATTTATGTAGTGTCCTTGGACCCTAGTTTGGGCACCGGTGGCGATCCAGCTGCTATACAAATTTTTGAAGCCAACACCACAGAACAAATTGGCGAGTGGCGTCATAATCGAACACCTATACCAGAACAAATTCGCATACTGGCTGATATTTGCAGGCACATAAATGAAAAAACCAATTCGCCTGAAAACATATACTACAGTATCGAAAACAACACCATTGGTGAAGCTGCACTGATCAGCATAGCTGAATACGGAGAAGAAAATATTCCTGGATATTTCCTCAGCGAACCCGGTGGCGGTGGAAACCGTAGATATCGCAAGGGATTTAATACTGCTCCAAAAAGTAAACTTGTTGCCTGTAACAAACTTAAAACTTTGATTGAAAACGGGCGGATGAAAATACGCAGTAGCAGTTTGGTCAGTGAGCTTAAAACTTTTGTGGCCCACGGTGTAGGATTTGCAGCCAAGCCCGGAGAAACCGACGATTTGGTCATGAGCACAGTTTTAGCTGTGCGTATGATGCAACAGCTACAGTCATTTTCTTTGGAAATGGACAATCAAATGCGGGATCACGGTGATGTTGTACAGCCGCCCATGCCATTCATTAGCACCAGATATTAACTAAATACATTACTATGGCACAGCAAACACCCGCACGACAACTTTATGACTTGTTAGTCAGTAGAGATTTTGACCCAGAAATGCTAGACAGCTCTGGCAAACCAGCACCAGATCCTGCTGAAGCAGAAATATTCAGTTTTGACTTCCGTGCAGAATCGGGCAAAGACTACGGCACAGTGGTAATCATGCTCAGTGACAATAACGAATTAGATGTATATTGTGCTGACAATGTGGGCCGTAGCATGGAAGGTGCCGACAAGAACAATTGGTTCGCTTTCTTAGAACAACTTAAAAACTTTGCGGTGCGTAATTTTTACAGCTTTGGAATCAAGAACTTGAATCGCTTACGTTACAGTATGCAAGGACAGGCCGCCATCAAAGAAGGCCTGTTTGAATCTTGGACTGGCAATAAAACAACCAGCTGGAATGGTGTCGCAACAGAAGCACGTCTAATGATTCGTCACAAGAAAACAATTGGCGAGGGTGATGCCCGTTTCCGTTACATTGAAAGTTTGTTTATCGAAACAGCCGACAGCGAACGTTACAAATTGCCATTCAAGAGTCTAACCGGCGGTAAAGCCATGTTGGAACATGTTCGACAGGGTGGTCGCCCTTATGATTCACGTGGCAACCATATCGCAGAAATAGTAACAGAATTAAATGTGTTGAGTCGTTTCCGTCGTGCCAATCAAGGTCAAATCTTTGAAGGCGACACACAACAATTAGTAGAACAAGTTCAAGAATACCAATCAAACTTACAACGCAGTCTCAAAGGTCTTGGTACTAAAACTGGATATACAACATATTTTGAATCATGGAGCCCTGCTGAAATTTCAGAACAGGATGTAGTGATTGAAAGTTTAAAAAGTCTTTTTGTCAAGCAAAGTATTGACACAAGAATTGAGTCAGCACTTCCCTTGCTGGCCAAAATACAACAACAAGGAACAGCAATGAAAGAAGCCAACATATTTGAAGCCTGGGCAGAACGCCTAACCGAAGGAACATGGCAAACACCAGACACACCAGAGAAGCAAGCTGAATTGGTTGAACTGTTGAGTACTGATCTGCCAGTAGGTGCCGATGCTACCAATGTCACTGAACAACTGTACAATTTAATTGGTGACGATAAACTGTTTGATCAGTTAGAAGAACTAGCCGAACGTGACGCCAATGCTGATGCACGTCAAGTGATCCTTGATCGTATGCAAGAGTTAAGCAACGATCCAGATGTAAGAAAAGTTATTGAGCAATTAAACATTGATGCTACCGCAGAAATGAATCCTGCAGAGCCAACTAACCCTGCTGACCTAGAGCCCATGAATGAAAGTGTATTAACTGATGATACCGGTTCAAAACTGCAACATATCATGGATACATTTAAACGTGATGTTCGAGACTTTGAAGAAACTGACGAATTAAGTGACGACCTATATAATGCATTGTACGACTACTACGATGACGATATGCCATACGGTGTTAAAAAAGCTCGTTCCGGTGATCCGCACGAATGGGTAGCTGATCGTTTCGCTAAAGATTTAGGGCATCCTGGTGCTGGCATGAATAGTCCTAGCGATCCAGAAGAAGACTACAGTTTAGAACGTGAAAGTGTTATGCACGGCGACTATGCCGAAGAAAAGAGTAGAATCCGCGAACTTGCTGGCATGGCCCCCGAAATGACCGACGAAGGCCAAATGAAAAACATTGATATCATGCGTCAAGATTGCAAGGTTATGAATGATGTACAATTTATCAAAGCACACGGCATGACTAAAAGCGAATTCCAAAACAAATACAAAGATTTGTTAAAAGATGATTCCAATCCTGGTGTAACACCCGAAGACCTAGATGGCGTTCCAGCTGAACCTGCCCAACCAACCAATCGTGCTCCGTTGGTACCGGGCGGCCAAGACAATGATTTAGAATTCAACGAAGGTTCTGAGTGCAACATGACCGAAGCTGGCGAAAACTGTGCTGTACACGGCATGGAAGAGTGCTGGGGAGCCGATTCCAGTCCGTTAGCTGGCCAATACGGACACAGCGGTAAAATGAAACCAGTTAGTAAAGATTTGAGCTTTTTGGATAGACTCAAAGAACTCTCCGGAATGAAGAAGTAATTCTACATTCTGAACAACCGCGTCATAAATATACTTGACGCTAAGAAATAAAGCGTGTACACTACACAAGTGAATACGCTTTTTTCTTTAGTATCACAGGCAACGTAATCTAAAATTTAGATAGGCAACAACCATAAACAATTTGAAAGGCAACTTATTATGGCATCATTAGCAGAAATCCGTGCAAGACTCGCACAATCAGAAGGTAAACAACAAGGCGGCAACTCCACAGGTGGTGATAATGCAATTTATCCACACTGGAATATGGAAGAAGGCGGAGCCGCAACACTCAGATTCCTCCCAGACGGTAACTCAAAGAACACATTCTTTTGGCAAGAACGTGCTATGATCCGTTTACCATTTAACGGCATCAAAGGCGAGATGGAATCAAAACAAGTATATGTTCAGGTGCCTTGCGTAGAAATGTGGCAAGAGACTTGCCCAGTGTTGACAGAAGTTCGCACTTGGTTCAAGGACAAGAGTCTAGAAGAAATGGGTCGTAAGTATTGGAAGAAGCGTAGTTATATTTTCCAAGGCTTTGTTCGCGAGAATCCATTGTCAGATGACAAGACTCCAGCCAACCCAATTCGTCGTTTCATTATTGGTCCACAGATCTTTACAACAATTAAATCGGCATTGATGGATCCAGAGTTGGAAGAATTGCCAACAGACTTGATGCGTGGTTTAGACTTCCGTATCACCAAAGGCTCCAAAGGCGGCTTTGCTGACTACTCAGGATCAAAGTGGGCACGTAAAGAAACAGCACTCACAGAAGCTGAACAAGCAGCCATTGCTGAACACGGCTTGTTTGATCTTTCAACATTCTTACCAAAGAAACCAACTGACGTTGAGTTGAAAGTAATCAAAGAAATGTTCGAAGCGTCAGTTGATGGTCAAAGCTATGACACAGAACGTTGGGGTCAGTATTTCCGCCCGGCAGGTGTTAATGCTCCTGCAGGTGGATCAGCACCAGTAACCGATAGTGCTCCTGCACAAACCAGTGGGTTTGCGGCAACAGGAACTACTACATCAACAACATCAAGTGACTTTGACGATGAAGAGCCACCAGTAGCAACTGCTCCTGTAGCAGCCGCTCCGGCATCTAGTGACAAAGCTCAAGACATCTTGGCCATGATCAGGGCACGTCAGAAAGCCTAATTAATGCTGTCACCGTTAGATAGTATTATTTTTCCAGACCGCTGTGAGGTAATAGAAGTTATACCGTCACAGCGGTATGTCTATCCTATATTTAAAAATGGTCGGTCTAGTTTATATTACTATGCCAAAACAAATAAATGTCGTGTATTGATCAACGAACAAATAAAACGAATAAATTCTATTGACGTTGTATTACGAAACCCAGATGAAAGATTAGTGTCAGGCATTAATACCTTTGTTCAAATGACCATAAAAGATCATCCAGAGCTTGATGGTAACACAGTATCTTGGTTTGCTCAAAATTATCTTTTTTTAAATCGTCACTACGCACCACAGTTTTTATGGCTAGTAAATTTGGCAAGATACACCGACCCTGCTACTAAATTAAATTTTTTAGGCATGGATCAACTTACAAGTATAGCACACGAGGATCACAAACCTGTGGGCATATTGCCAGCAACCCAACAATTAATTGATCAAATAAAAAATATACCCAATAACGAAATGTATCAACGTATAGATCAAAGTTTAGTAAATTGTATAGGCCAATCCTTGCAATTTGATCAGTTAATTCAACATATCCAACAACAAGATTCTGTAGCATATGACTTTGTTGTTAGCCGCAGTCAACGTATATTGAAACCAACTTATGCATTGTCCTAGACTAGATCATTTTGTACGTTTTAACCCTAACGGAACCGTAAGTCGTTGTGGACACATGGTCAATGCACCACAGTTTGATACATTAGCTGATATGGAATCGAGCATGTGGTTGGCAAAGACAAAAGAAAAAATGTCTCGTAACGAATGGCCTAGTGAATGTGTTCGTTGCCAAGAAACAGAACCCAACAGCATAAGAGCCTACGCTACAGCATTGGACAATAAAACTCAACAACAAAATTATCTACAAGTAGGTGGAGTATTAGACAACCTATGTAATGCGGCTTGTCAAACATGCAATGAAAATTTAAGTAGTAGGATAGGTAGTCTAACAGGTCCAGGATTTCCTATTGTCAACAATCTTGAACAGTTTTGGCAACTACCACAAGATCGTATTGTTCATTTAGATATTAATGGCGGAGAACCTGGCTACAGTAAGAACTACAAGAAAATTTTAGCCAATCTACCACCAAATTTAAAAACCCTTAGGCTCAACACAAATTGTAGTACTGTGTTAACTGAGCTGGCAGAGATTGCTAAACGTGGCATAGAAGTTACAGTTACAGTTAGTTGTGACGGCATCGGCCCAGTACATGATTTTGTACGTTGGCCAATTCCGTGGCAAGAGTTTTATCGTAATCTCATGTCATATAAAACTATGCCGGTTAAACTTAATTTATG